CCCTGCTATCTATGACCCCGAGACAGATGGGCAGATGAGTGAGTGGATTGTTAATAAGGGTTACCCCGTACAGACAATCAAAGAGTACGGCGAGCAATGGCACATCCGTTGTTGGCCTGCCGAAGAGCCAGAAAAGACTCACCGGAAGGTTACAGTTTCTGAGCTTATGGAAGAACTAGCCGTGGCTCGTATGCTGATACGCGAGTTGGGTGACCGACTGGCTAAGTTGGAGAAGAAAAATGATTGAAGATGACGATGACATCCAAGAGTACAAGCGCCCTTGGGTTGGGCTAACGGATGAGGAGCAATCTTTTATTTACAACCAAGTCAAACAAATTGTTGACAGCAAGCCATTTTGGGTGAGGTTTGCAGATGCCATTGAAGCCAAACTCAAGGAGAAGAACAATGCTTGAAACAATCGCATGGGCAGTCTTATTGATGTGCCTTGGTGGGGCGGTAGTTGTTACCGTGGCGGTAGCAATTTTTATGTTGTCGGAGGATGAATGAAATGCCCTACATGCGGGGCATGGAGTTTAGTTAAAGAGACTAGACAATCACCAACATTTGGACATATGAGAAGGAGAGAATGTGCAAACGAACACAGATTTACAACAAGAGAAATCCTTGTGGCGCAAGCGGAAATCGATGAAGAAAGAAGAAATCATCTCGCTAATAACCAAGAACGATTGGAATCCCTTCGAAAGAGCGAACCCGAAAGTTTTGCAAACATTACACGAAAGACATACTAAACAACGTATCAATGATTGTGGAGAAGCCCCGCTATGAAAGCAGATGATTTACAAGTTAGTGGTAACCATTACAAAGACATGGCTATACAGCCGTGGGCGGTCATGCAAGCCGTACTAACCCCCGAAGAGTTCCGTGGTTTTTTAAAAGGTAACATAATTAAATATGTTATGCGCCAAGGAAAGAAAGAAGGCAGCGACGATACAAACAAGACCAAGCACTATATGCAAAAGTTAGAAGAGGTGAGTCATGGTCGCAACACCTGAGTCCAAGGTAAAAAAGAAGGTACATGCCATACTGAAAGAGTATGGTGCGTATGCTGTTAACTACATAGGAGGTCAGTACGCCAACTCGGGTACACCTGACATTCTTGTGTGTTACAAGAAGCACTTCATCGGTATCGAATGCAAGGCGGGGCGTGGCAAACCTACGGCACTCCAGTTCAAAAACTTGCGGGATATACACAACGCAGGTGGGCTTGCACTTGTTATAAACGAAGAAAACATTGGCTATGTGGAGGACTGTTTAAATGTCATCAAAACCTACGGACACGCCCAATCCAATTACGAACTTTTTGAACCAAAACAAAAAGACTCCGAGTGAAGAAGAACTTAAACTCATCCGTAGACGAGAGCGTGAGCGTGAAAAATATCAAGCCAAAATCAAAAACAAATCAGGACTTTAATGCCACAAATAATAACGCTTGACTTTGAGACTTTCTATTCCAAAGACTTTAGCCTGACTAAGTTCACAACCGAAGAGTACGTGCGCTCACCGCAGTTTGAAACCATTGGGGTCTCTGTCAAGATAGGTGATGGTGAGACTGTATGGTATCCAAAGCCACAAGTTGAATCCGTCTTAGCGGAGATAGATTGGTCAGACAAGATGGTCGTGTGTCAGAACACTGCCTTCGATGGTGCAATCATGGCGTGGCGATACAACATAAAGCCTATGGCGTGGTTCGATATCATGGGTATGTCTCGTGCCTTATATCCGCATGAGAAGTCGCACAGCCTCGCAGCGCAAGCCAATCGTGCAGAAATTGGTCAGAAAGGCAACGAGGTATTGAATGCGTTGGGTAAACATTACTCAGACTTCACACCCGAAGAACTTGCAAAATACGGAGAGTATTGCAACAACGACGTTGAGTTGACGTATAAGTTGTTCAACATGTACATGGCGCAGGGATTTCCCAAGCAAGAACTCAAACTGCTTGACCTGACGTTGCGTATGTATATCGAGCCCGTATTGGAACTTGACTTGAAGATGCTCAAGACTCACTTGGAAGAAGTACGTGAGCGCAAACTAACTTTGCTCGAGACTGTGCGTGACCAAATGCTCAAGGATGCTAACCCCGACTTCGTTCACACGATCTTCTCTGAGGGTACTGAGGGCATAAAGAAGTTGCTAATGTCTAACGATAAGTTTGCTGAAACCCTACGCACGTTTGATGTGTTCCCCCCAATGAAGATTAGCCCTACTACGGGCAAAACGGCTTACGCCTTCGCCAAGACTGATGACGGCATGAAGGCACTAGAGGAGCATGAAGACGATCGTGTGCAGGCATTAGTAGCGGCTCGGCTAGGCAACAAAACAACCCTAGAGGAAACCCGTACAGAACGGTTCATCGGCATGGCAGGGCGGGGCAAGTTCCCTATACCGCTACGCTACTACGGCGCACACTCAGGTCGTTGGTCTGGTCAAGACAAGGTAAACATGCAGAATCTACCTGCGCGGGGGGCTAACGCCAACAAGATTAAGAGTGCTATACGTGCGCCCGAAGGCTACGTCATCATTGACTGCGACTCGGCTCAGATTGAAGCCCGTACCTTGGCGTGGTTAGCGGGGCAGAAAGATTTGGTGCAAGCATTCGAGGATAAGGAAGATGTGTATTGCATCATGGCTACGGCTATCTATGGGCGCCCAATTACCAAGGCAGACAAGACCGAACGGCAGGTAGGCAAAACCGTGATTCTTGGGGCGGGGTACGGCGTTGGGCACATCAAACTGCGGGCTTTCCTAAAACTAGCTGCGGGCGTGGACTATACCGAGGGTGAAGCCAAGGGAATTATCGACACGTATCGAAACAAGTACTACCGCATACCCGAACTCTGGCGCAATGCAAACGATTCGCTAGGTGCTATGGCGGTGGGTAACTCTATGCAGATTGATACAGTCGGACTCATCCATGCCACGCCCAAAGGAATCACGTTACCAAGCGGGTTGCACATCCAGTATCCTGACCTGATGCGTACCATACTTGACGGCAAAGACCAGTGGACGTACTTATCCAAAGGTGTTGTCAACCGAGTGTATGGTGGGATTGTGGTAGAGAACTTCTGTCAAGCTGTGGCGCGTTGTGTCGTGGGGGAGCAGATGCTCCGTATAGCCAAGCGTTACAAGGTAGTGCTGACTGTGCATGATGCGGTGGCGTGTATCGCCCCTATCGAGGAAGCCAAGGAAGCCCAAGCATACGTGGAGGAGTGCATGTCATGGCGCCCCAAGTGGGCGCAAGGGTTACCCCTTGCTTGTGAATCAGGATTTGGCGCGAGTTACGGAGACTGTTAAACTCTGTGTTTCCAAACAAACAAAATTGGTTCGCGCTTATGGCACTTGCACATTCCTACTCGTCAATCAAGGACTTCGAAGGCTGCCCCAAAAGGTACTACGAAGTGCGAATCCTCAAATCTTTTAAACAAAGTGATACAGAAGCAACACTATACGGGACAGCCGTGCACAAAGCTTGTGAAGACTTCATCAAGCTCAAGACACCATTCCCCCCGCAGTTCTCAAAATTCCAACGATTTGTTGAACCACTCGCAGCAATCGAAGGGGATATCTACTGCGAACAACGCATGGCTATCAGAAATGACTTTACGCCGTGTGGATTTTTTGATAAAGACGTATGGTTCAGGGGCATCCCTGACTTTTTAGCCGTCAACAAGAACACGGGAATAGCCCGTGTCGCAGACTATAAGACTGGCAAATCAAGCCGCTATGCGGATACTGCACAGTTGGAATTACTAGCCGCAATGATTATGGCTCACCACCCAGAGGTAAACACCGTCAAAGGAGTCTTGCTTTTTATGGTGGTTGGGGATGTAATTAGGGCTGAGTTCACACGGGATCAACTTCCCGAAATTTGGTCTAAATGGGCGAGTCGCGCCGATGCAATTGAAAAGTCAATGGAACTAGAAATTTGGAACCCTCGAAGTTCAGCATTGTGTAAGTTTTGCCCTGTCTCTAGTTGCCCCCACAATTAAGGAAAACCCTATGGCGACAAAACGAAATTACAAACAGGAATACGAGAAGTACCAAGGTACTCCTAAACAACTGGCGGCTCAATCAGAACGCCACAAGGCTCGTCGCGCATATGAAAAGGCACACGGCACGTTGCCTGACGATGTTGACGTAGACCACAAGAAGGCGCTATCCAAGGGTGGCACCTCAAAACTGAGCAACCTACGGGCTGCCACAGACAACGCGAATCGCAGCTTTTCGCGCACCAAAACTGGTGATATAAAGTCGCAAATTTCTAAGCGGGAACGCAAGAAATAGTGTAATATTGAACTGCTCAAGTAATTGAGTGGTTTTGGTTGTCATTTTTGCTGGGTAGTTCGCTACCCAGCTTTTTTCGTCATCTATCTACAAATCATCATGCAAGTCATCGAAAACAAAGCCCTGCTATTTAGCACGCCAAAGGCATCTCAGATCAATGCAATCATCCCAAAAAGTAAAGTGTTGCCAGACGGACAACTGCTTGTCAATTGGGACTTTGATGAGGTGCAATTACTACGCAATTTCGGTATAAAAAACGCACCGAGCCCCATTGCAGGTAAGTACAACTGGCCTGGAATCTTCACTCCGTTTGATCACCAAAAAACTACCGCAGAGTTCCTTACCTTGCATCCAAGATGCTTTGTGTTTAATGAAGCAGGCACAGGTAAAACAGGAGCAGCAGCGTGGGCGGCTGACTACCTGATGCAACAAGGCAAAGTACATAGAGTATTAATTGTTTGCCCCGTTTCTATTATGGAAACTGCGTGGCGTTCTGACCTGTTCAAGACTGTCATGCACCGTACTGTGGCGATTGCACAGGGAACTAAGAAGCAACGCAAGGCAGTAGTAGAAGATGATTTTGAATTTGTAATCATCAATTTTGATGGTGTAAAAGTAGTGTCAGATGAGTTAGCCAAGGGAGGCTTTGACCTCATCATCGTAGACGAAGCAAATGCCGTAAAAAATGTACAAACAGATCGTTGGAAATACCTTGCGGGGCTAATGAAAGCAAACACTCGTTTGTGGTTGATGACGGGTACACCTGCATCTCAATCCCCGTTAGATGCGTATGGTTTGGCAAAGCTTGTCAACCCCGATTCAGTTCCGCGTTTCTTTGGTTCGTTTCGCGACAAGGTGATGATTAAATTAACGCAGTACAAATGGGTTCCAAAGATAGATTCCAAAGACACAGTGCATAGCATATTGCAACCCGCGATTAGATTCACCAAAGAAGAATGTCTTGACTTGCCCGACCTTCTGTTTACCACGAGGGAAGCTCCATTGACTTCTCAGCAAACTAAGTACTATGACGCAATCAAAAAACAAATGATGACCATAGCGGCGGGCGAGGAAATCACGGCAGCAAATGCAGCAGCAATGCTTAACAAACTTTTGCAAATCTCGCAAGGGGCAGCGTATACGGATAATAAAGAAGTAGTTGCGTTTGATGTTAGTAATCGAATCAATGAACTGTTAGATGTGATAGATGGTACGGACAATAAGGTATTAGTTTTTATTCCGTTCCGTCACTCGTTGGATGTGTTACATGAAACACTACTCGCCAAGGGCTATACAGTTGAATACATACATGGGGGAGTCCCTAGCCACCAACGTGCAGAGACTATCAAACGATTCCAAACCGAAGATAACCCACGAATTTTGTTGCTTATTCCGCAGGCGACGGCACACGGGATTACCCTAACACGAGCAGACCAAGTTGTCTGGTGGGGTCCAGTAGCGTCTACGGAGATATACCTACAAGCAAACTCACGAGCACATCGCGCAGGGCAGGCAAATAAGGTTACAGTTACCCACCTCCAAGGTAGCCCTGTTGAACGCCGTATGTATAAGATGCTGCAAACCAAAGTAGACGCGCACTTAGACCTTGTTGATCTCTACAAACAAGAAATAGATTGACAAGGTAATTTGACAGTGTATAATTTATTCATCAACGCAAATCAAACAGGAAATCAACATGGATGCAAATCAACTGGTAAAGGTCTATATTAAGATACGTGACGCAAAAGCAGCTAAGTCTGCTGAGATGGAAGCAGAGCTAAACGCACTGCAAGAACAAATGGATCTCGTGGAGCATGAGCTTCTAGAGATATGCAAAGCCACTGGACAAGATGGTGGTAAAACACAATTCGGTTCGTTCACACGATCCGTCAAGACGCGCTACTGGCCTTCCGATTGGGACGCTATGTATCGCTTCATCAAAGAACACGATGCGCCAGAACTTCTGGAACGTCGCGTCAGTCAGCTTAACTTCAAGGAATTCTTGCAAGCTAATCCTGACAAGTTGCCCGAAGGCATGAACGTCGAGTCGAAATACGCGATCACCGTGCGCCGTGCAAAATAAATTCACCCACAAAGGAAATCAAATGAGCAATCTATCTCTCTTCAAATCTGGTTCAGTTATCCCCGACTACTTGCGTGAAGGTTCTGACGCAACAACTAAAGACATTGCTGGTTCATCTGGCGGTAAAACCATCTCAATCAAAGGCGGCGTATGGCGCATGATCGTAGGTGGCGAAGAAGTTGCAAAGAACGAAGAACGCGCAATGAACTTAGTTATCATTGCCAGTGGCAAGGGTGTGACGCGTACCTTTTATTCAGAGAAGTATGAAGAAGGCAAAGATATCAAACCTTCTTGCTGGTCAGCCGAAGGCATCGTGCCCAACGAGGAAGTAACAAACCCGCAGTCTAAGTCGTGTGCAACATGCCCACAAAACATCGAAGGCTCTGGTGATGGTAAGGCTCGTGCTTGCCGTTTTAGCAAGCGTTTGGCTGTGGCATTAGAGAACGATATCAGCGGCAACATCTACCGCTTGTCTGTACCTTCGAAGTCTTACTTTGGCAAAGCTGATGGTGACAAGATGCCATTGCAAGCGTTTGGTAAATTCTTATCTGGTCACGGCATTCCAATCACAGGCATTGTTACTGAAGCTCGTTTTGATACAGCCGAGGCTGTGCCTGTTCTGAAGTTCCGCGCTGTGCGTCCCTTGTCTCAAGAAGAATGGTCACAAGGTAAAGCGCAAAGCCAGACTGACGAAGCCA